AGAACGGCGCGGACATTGCGGACGTTTCGGCATTTCTCAAAAACCTTGGTTTAGGAGATGGCTCTGCGCTTCCTGTTGGCGTGCCATTACCGTGGCCTACCGCTACGCCGCCCGCAGGCTGGCTTAAATGCAACGGTGCTGCGTTTAGCGCGACCGATTATCCGCAACTGGCAAAGGTATATCCGGCGCTCAAGCTACTGGATTTACGCGGTGAATTTATTCGTGGCTGGGATGACGGACGTGGGGTTGATTCAGGGCGAGGCATCGGCACCAGTCAAGGGGATGCGATGCGCAACCTGACAGGCCAGGTTATGGGGTCTAACTTCTATGCATTTCGTGGTGCTTCATCAGGCGTCTTTTTTGATGTGGCATTAGATGCAGGTACTGTTCTTCAGCCTCAGAGCGGAAGCAATGCCGGAAGAACTTCAGGAATGGATGCATCACGTCAGGTTCCAACGGCAGCTGAGAACCGCCCGCGTAACATCGCACTTAATTACATTGTAAGGGCCGCATAATGGTATCGGAAAAAAACGTTACGCTTGATAAAGAAGGGCTGGCAACGTCATCGGGCTATCTGACTGTTCATAACTTCGATCCCGAAACCGGCCTTTACACCGGCAGCAGTCAGGAAATTCTTGCAAAGGGAGTAGGCATCCCAGCGCACTCAACCGCTGAGGCTCCATTGACCGGGGGGGCGGGAAAAGTCAGCGTATTTCGTGGCGGCGTATGGCAACAGGTGGCCGATCACCGCGGCGAAACGGTCTACAGCACGGCGACCGGCGAAGCCATCACAATCACGCTGCCGGGCGATTACCCTGCCGGAACTACGCTACTGAAACCCGCAACGGCCTTTGATAAGTGGGGCGGTAATGAATGGGTGACAGATACGGCTGCGGCACATCAGGCCGCCATCAGTGCAGCAGATACTGAAAAAGCGGCGCGCATCAGTGAGGTGGGTATTATCACGCAGTCATGGCAGACGCAGCTTATGCTGGGCATTATCACCGATGCAGATAGGGCAAGCCTCACTGAGTGGATGAAGTATTTGCAGGCGGTGCAGGCCGTAGACGTGTCAGCCACACCTGAAATTATCTGGCCTACCCGTCCTGAAACTGAATAGGTGCATCATTGTCCGTGATGTATTCCTGCAGGAATTCAGGGTAAGTCACGGACACCCCGCCATTACTGATTATGAATCCTGTTGCTCCCCATATAATCGCTCGTCGCAGGAATGCCTCTGCGGCGGCAGATACCTCTACTGAATCCCCCGGCTTTTCCATCGTCTTTAAAAAAAAGCCCATCGCTGTCGGACTGAAATAAAGGTTCTCCATATCAATATCCCGTTGATTCAAAGTGAATGGTTGGGGCTTCACCAGGAACGTTTGTTGTATAGGCAACAGTGAAGCGAGTTTTTGAAACATCGTTACCGGTGTCAGTATCTCTATGAACGGCTACGGACCTGCCCGCCATCGATCCCTGCGTTGTATAGGACGGACTGGCGAGCGTCGCGAGCGTAGACACCTGCGCACCCGGATACTGCCTTGGAAAAGCGACTCGATAATAGTGAGTATAAAAATCCACGCCACCGACGGTCTGTTTATTGAAGCTGCCGACGGGTGCCAGCGTGACGGTGCCAAACTGCCTGATCATGCCATTAGGCAGTATTGACCAGCCGTTCTGCCCGTTTCGTGAATAGCCGAAGGCGGACATATCAGGCAGTTGCTTATCACCAGTCCCGACATCGCGTTTTGCTGCTTCGCCTAAACCAAGGTTTATGAGAAAGATAATTGTGGCCCCGATTAGTTTCCTGCTGGCACACTTCGCGGCTTTTAAAGGGATGAGTCCATGAAGATTGGCTATATCAGGGTATCAACAAGTGAGCAGAATACGGATTTACAGCGTAACGCGCTGATGAGCGCAAATTGCGACCTGATTTTAGAAGATAAAATAAGCGGCAAATCCCGCGACAGGCCGGGACTTAAGAAGGCGCTGCGTACGCTGGGGCAGGGCGACACGCTCGTTGTGTGGAAGCTCGATCGGCTGGGGCGCAGCATGCAGCATCTGGTTATGCTGACCGAGGAGCTGCGCGAGCGGGGCGTTAACTTTCGCAGCCTGACGGACAGCATTGATACCAGCACGCCCATGGGGCGATTCTTTTTCCATGTCATGGGCGCGCTTGCCGAAATGGAACGTGAATTGATAGTGGAGCGAACACGCGCCGGTCTTGCAGCTGCGCGGGAAAAAGGTCGCATTGGTGGCAGGCGGTGCTTAATGACCCCCGAAATCACGGAGCGTGCCAGGCGAATGCTGGCGCAGGGGGCAACGCTCCTTCAGGTATCACTCGTGATCGGCGTATCGGTTAAAACGCTATACCGCTATATCCCCGCATCCGAGCAACGGGCGCTGCGCTCGTCCATTGTGTCATTACCCACACAACAGCAAATCAGTGCCCCGAAGTAACATAGCGCCGACCATAGCGGAACCCCTTCACAGGAGAGAACCGCCATATGGCACAGGATTATCACCACGGCGTGCGCGTTGAGGAAATCAACGAGGGCACGCGAATCATTACCACCATCAGCACGGCGATTGTTGGTCTGGTCTGCACCGGCGACGACGCCGACGCAGCCACGTTCCCGCTTAACCGTCCGGTGCTGCTGACCGACGTACTGACCGCGAGTAGCAAGGCGGGCGAGTCCGGCACGCTGGCACGCTCGCTGGACGCCATCGCCGACCAGGCTAAACCCGTCACCGTCGTCGTGCGCGTGCCGCAGGGCGAAACCGAAGCAGAGACCACCGCCAACATCATCGGCGGCGTGACCGACGGCCAGCGCACCGGCATGAAAGCCTTGCTGGCCGCGCAGGCGGTGTGCGGCGTGAAGCCCCGCATTCTGGGCGTGCCCGGACACGACACGCAGGCCGTAGCAACGGAGCTGCTGAGCGTGGCGCATAGCCTGCGCGGCTTTGCCTACCTGTCGGCGTACGGCTGTCAGAGCGTGGAAGAGGCGATTGCCTACCGCGCGAACTTCAGCCAGCGCGAGGGCATGCTCATCTGGCCGGACTTCATCAACTTTGACACCGTGCTGAAGGCGGACGCGACGGCCTTCGCCACCGCCCGCGCGCTCGGCCTGCGCGCCAAAATCGACGAGCAAACCGGCTGGCACAAATCCCTGTCGAACGTCGGCGTGAACGGCGTCACCGGCATTTCCAAAGATGTGTTCTGGGACCTGCAGGATCCGGCCACCGATTCCGGCCTGCTGAACCAGAACGACATCACCACGCTGATTCGTAAAGACGGCTTCCGCTTCTGGGGTTCGCGCTGCCTGAGCGATGACCCGCTGTTTGCGTTTGAGTGCTACACCCGCACCGCGCAGGTGCTGGCCGACACCATGGCCGAGGCGCACATGTGGGCGGTGGACGGTGCGCTGAACCCATCGCTGGCCCGCGACATTATCGAGGGCATTCGCGCCAAGCTGCGCAGCCTCGTGAGTCAGGGCTATCTCATCGGCGCGGACTGCTGGCTGGACGAGAGCGTGAACGACAAGGACACGCTCAAGGCGGGCAAGCTGCTCATCGATTACGACTACACGCCGGTGCCGCCGCTTGAAAACCTGCTGCTGCGCCAGCGCATTTCCGATCAGTATCTGGTCGATTTCGCCAGCCGCGTCAGCGCATAAGGAGACTGAATCATGGCATTACCCCGCAAGCTCAAGCATCTGAACCTGTTTAACGCAGGCGACAACTGGCAGGGACTGATCGAGTCCGTGACGCTGCCGAAAGTCACCCGCAAGTTTGAGAAGTATCGCGGCGGCGGCATGGCCGGTGCGGTGGACATCGACATGGGCCTGGACGACGGGGCGCTGGATACGGAATTCACCTGCGGCGGCGTTGAGGCGAAGCTGTTCAGGCAGATGGGCACCCTTACCGTGGACGGCGTGCAGCTGCGCTTTACCGGCTCTATCCAGCGCGACGACACCGGCGAAGTGCAGGCGGTGGAGCTGGTCGTGCGTGGCCGCCATAAGGAGCTGGACTCCGGCGAGTGGAAGACCGGCGAATCCAGCACCACCAAGGTGTCCGGCACCAACAGCTACGCCAAGCTGACCATTAACGGCGAAGTGCTCTACGAGATTGACCTGGTGAACATGGTTCACATCGTGGACGGCACGGACCTGATGGAGGCGCACCGTAACGCGCTCGGCCTGTAATTAATCCGGCAGGGTAAACCCTGCTGCCTTTTACCCTTTTTAACGAGGCATGAACATGATTGACAAAACCACCGAAAAAACCGTTGAGCTGGACACCCCGATCCTGCGCGGCAAAGCCGAGATTAAAAGCATCGTCGTGCGCAAGCCGCAGTCCGGCGCGCTGCGCGGTACGCGCCTGCAGGCGCTGATGGACATGGACGTAAACGCCATGATCACCGTGCTGCCGCGCGTCACCACCCCGGCGCTGACCACGCAGGAAATCACCGAGATGGACCCCGCCGATCTGGTGAGCCTGTCGGTTGAGGTGGTCACTTTTTTACTGAAGAAGTCGGTGCTGTCGGATTTAGCGACGGCCTGACGGTTGACGATCTGGTGGCGGACATAGCCACCGTCTTTCACTGGCCGCCGTCCGTTACCGAGTTCATGACGCTGACCGAGGTACTGGAGTGGCGGCATAAGGCGATAATGCGACACGGGACCAGCGATGAGTGATAAAGACTTGCGCCTGCAGGTTGTTCTTAACGCAGTAGACAAACTGACCCGCCCCTTCCGTTCTGCAAAGGCCAGCACCCGCGAGCTGGCCGATTCCCTGCGCACCGCGCGCGCCAGCCTGAAGGACTTAGACGCGCAGGCCGCGCGCATCGACGGCTTCCGCAAAGCCCGCTCTCAGCTTGCCATCACCGCCAATAACCTGAAGGGCGCGCGCGAAGAGGCGGCGAAGCTGGCGACGCAGTTCAGCGCCACCAACCGGCCCACCGCCGCGCAGGCGAGGGTGCTGGAGCAGGCGAAAAACCGCGTGCGCGAGCTGCAGCAGAGCTATAACGGCCTGCTGGGTTCGGTGCAGCGCCAGCGCGCCGCGCTCACTGAATCCGGCATTGATACCAAAAAACTCAGCCAGGCACAGCGCGACCTCAAAGGCCGTGCGGACGATGCGCGTGCGGCGATTGACCGCCAGCAGAAGTCGCTGAAGCGGCTCGGTGAGCAGCAGGCCAAAATCAACGCGCTGCGGGAGCGCCACGCCCGATCGCTTGAGGTGCGCGATAAAATTGCCGGTGCCGGTGCGGCGACCACCGTGGCCGGGCTGGCGATGGGCGCGCCGGTGCTGGCCGCCGTAAATTCCTCGGCGGACATGGAAGACGCGATGAAGGGCGTGGCGAAGCAGGTGAACGGCCTGCGCGACAACGACGGCAACCGCACGGCTCAGTTCTACGATATGCAGGCCGCCATCAAGGCCGCCAGCGAGCAGCTGCCGATGGACAACGGCGCGATTGACTACGCCGCGCTGGTCGAGGGCGGCGCGCGCATGGGCGTGACCAACCAGAACGACTCCTACGAGGACCAGAAGCGCGACCTGCTGGCGTTTGCCACCACGGCGGCGAAGGCGTCCACCGCGTTTGAGCTGCCCGCCGGTGAGCTGGCCGAGGGGCTGGGCAAGATTGCGCAGCTCTACAAAATTCCCACGCGCAACATCGAGCAGCTGGGTGATGCGCTGAACTACCTGGACGACAACGCGATGTCCAAGGGATCGGACATTATCGACGTGCTGCAGCGCATGGGCGGCGTGGCGGACAGGCTGGACTACCGCAAAGCGGCGGCGCTCGGCTCCACGTTCCTGAGCCTCGGCGCAACGTCGGAAACCGCCGCCAGCGCGGCAAACGCCATGGTGCGTGAACTCTCCGTCGCCACCATGCAGGGCAAGACGTTTATGGGCGGCATGGAGCTGCTGAAGCTGGACCCGAAAGCCATTGAAAAGCAGATGACCACGGATGCGATGGGCACCATCCAGCGCGTGCTGGAGAAGGTGAACAACCTGCCCGCTGACAAGCGCCTGACCGCCATGACCATGGTGTTTGGCAAGGAGTTCGGCAAGGACGCGGCGAAGCTTGCCAACAACATGCCGGAGCTGCGACGCCAGCTGCAGCTTACGCAGGGCAACGCGGCCAGCGGCTCGATGCAGAAAGAATCCGACATCAACAAGGACTCACTGTCCGCGCAGTGGCTGCTGGTGAAAACCGGCGCGGCCAACACGCTGAGCAGTCTGGGAGACACGCTGCGCGCGCCGCTGATGGAAATCATGGATGCGGTGAAGCGCGTCACCGGCACCATGCGCCGCTGGGTGGAGTCCAACCCGGAGCTGGTCGGCAGGCTGATGAAAATCGCCGCCGTGGTGGCGACAGTAACGCTGGCGCTCGGCACGCTTGCCGTGGGCATGGCCGCCGTGCTGGGGCCGATCCTGATGCTGCGCTCCGGGCTGAGCATGTTCGGCCTGAAAGGGCTGGCGAAGCTCTCGCCGCTGCTGGGCGGGCTGGGCAAGGCGTTCTCAAAACTGGCTCCCGGTCTGGCGTCGTCCGGCGACGGCATCAAAAAGCTGTTCTCACTGTTCAGCGGCGGAGAGGCCGGAGAGTCGGTGAACTGGCTGGAGAAAATCCGCGACGCGCTGGCGTCCCTGCGCGGCGGTGACGATGACGACGAGGGTGGCGGCATACTGAACGCCTTCCGCGAGGGCGCGCTGGAGAAAATCAAGGAGAAGGCGCAGGACGCCGGGCAGACGCTGGTTGCGTCCTTCCGTAACCCGATGGCCGGTGTGCGGGCGCTCGGCGCGCAGGTGCGCAGGCTGGCCGGTGCCGCCCTTGCGCCGCTGGCTGCCTCGGTGCGCGGGGCCGGTGGTGCGCTGATGTGGCTTGTGAAGTCGCCGCTGGCGCTACTGCGCACGGTACTGACGGGCGTGGTGTGGGCGTTAGGCGCGCTGCTAAGTCCCGTCGGGTTGGCGGTGGCTGCGCTGGCCGGTGTGGCGCTGGTTATCTGGAAATACTGGGCACCCATCAAGGCGTATTTAGGTGGCGTTGTGGACGGATTCCGGGCCGCCGCCGGACCTATCAGCGAGGCGTTTACACCGCTGCAGCCGGTGTTCCAGTGGTTTGGTGACAAAGTGCAGGCGCTGTTCGGCTGGTTTAAAGACCTGCTGACGCCGGTGCAGTCCACTGCGGCCGAGCTGGATAGCGCCGCCGCGAAGGGTAAAGCATTCGGGCAGGCGCTGGCCGACGGGCTGAATATGGTGATGCATCCGCTGGACACCCTGAAGGCCGGGATAGGCGAGCTGCTGGATAAGTTCGGCCTCGTAAGCAAGGCGTCAGCTAACACGAAGCTGCCGCAGGCACCGCAGGCCGCCAGCGTCAGTGGTGGCGGGGTTAAGTTACCAGCGGGTGGCTTCCCGGCATTTGCGGGCATGTACGACACCGGCGGCAACATTCCGGCAGGCCAGTTTGGCGTCGTGGGTGAGAACGGGCCGGAAATCGTTGGCGGGCCGGCGAGCGTGACCAGCCGCAGGCGCACCGCGCAGCTGGCGGCCATGGCCGCAATGACGCTCGGTATGGCAGCCGGAACGGCGGAGGCGAAGCCGCTGCACCCGATGAGCCTGCCCGCGCAGAGCTACCGGCAGGACGCGCCGCGCCAGCAGTCAGTGGCGAACGCAGCGACGGTGAGCATCCACGCGCCGATCACCATCATGCAGCAGCCAGGACAGAGCGCGCAGGACGTGGTGGACGAGGTGATGCGAAGGCTGGAAGCGAAAGAGCGGCAGGCGCAGTCCCGCGTCCGCAGCAGTTACCGAGACCGTGAAGGATTTGAATCATGATGATGACGCTGGGCCTATTTGTTTTCATGCTCAAGACGGTGCCGTATCAGGAGCTGCAGCTCCAGCGCAGCTGGCGCTTTCCGTCGAACAGCCGCGTGGGCGTGCGGCCCGCGCTTCAGTTCCTCGGCCCGGACAACGACACGATCAAGCTGTCGGGCGTGCTGCTGCCGGAAATCACTGGCGGCAGGCTGTCGCTGTTCGCGCTGGAGCAGATTGCCGAGCTGGGACGTGCGTGGCCGCTGATTGAGGGCAGCGGCACGATTTACGGCATGTTTGTGATTGAGAGCCTGAGCCAGACCAAGGCGGAGTTTTTCAGCAACGGCGTGTGCCGCCGCATTGAGTTCACGCTGACGCTGAAGCGCACCGACGAATCGCTGGGTGAAATGTTCGGCAGCCTCAGCGATCAGCTGTCGGCCATGCAGGGCGCAGCCACCGACGCCGCCGGTAAAGTCGGCGCGGCAGTGGGCGGGCTGTTCTCATGATGGCGGGCAGCTGGATTAATGGCCAGGCGAACGCGCCCGCTTTTCGCCTGACGCTTGCCGGGGCGGACGTGACGCAGAAAATAGAGCAGCGCCTCATCAGCCTGACGCTGACCGATAACCGCGGCTTTGAGGCGGACCAGCTGGACATCGAGCTGGACGACGCGGACGGCCAGCTGCTGATGCCGCGCCGGGGCGTTGAGCTGTCGCTGGCGCTCGGCTGGAAGGGTGAAGCGCTTTTCCCGAAAGGCACCTATACCGTGGACGAAATCGAGCACAGCGGCACGCCGGACCGGCTGACCCTGCGCGCGCGCAGCGCGGACTTCCGTCAGACGCTGAACACGAAGCGCGAAAAGTCGTGGCACCAGACCAGCGTGGGCGAGGTGGTGAAAGAGATTGCCGGGCGCCATAGGCTCAAAACGGCAATGGGCGATGACGTGGCGAAGATGGCCGTGGACCATATCGACCAGACCAACGAGTCAGACGCCAGTTTCCTGATGCGGCTGGCGAAACAGTGCGGCGCGGTGGCCTGCATCAAAAACGGCAACCTGCTGTTTATCCGGCAGGGGCAGGGCAAAACGGCCAGCGGAAAAGTGCTGCCCGCCATCACCCTCGTGCGCAAGGACGGCGACGGCCATCGCTTTACGCTGGCTGACCGTGACGCCTACACCGGCGTGATCGCGAGCTGGCTGCACACCCGCGAGCCGGAGAAAAAGCCGGAAACCACGGTGAAGCGTAAGCGCCGCAAGCCCGCCGCGCAGAAGAAGGAGCCGGAGGCAAAGCAGGGCGACTATCTGATCGGCACGGATGAGAACGTCCTGGTGCTGAGCCGCACCTACGCGAACCGGGCCAACGCCGAACGCGCCGCAAAAATGCAGTGGGAGCGTCTGCAGCGCGGGGTGGCGACGTTCTCTATTCAGCTGGCGCGTGGCCGTGCGGATCTTTACACGGAAATGCCGGTGAAGGTAAGCGGGTTTAAACAACCGATTGATGCGGGAGAATGGATTATCACGACTCTTACGCACAGCCTGAGCGCGGAGAGTGGCTACACGACCAGCATTGAACTTGAAGTGAAAATATATTCACTTGAAATGGAATAGTGCTATCTCAAAATGGTTAAATTGAGTAATATTTATCTCAATTGGGTTCTGGAGAAAACATTATGATGAATTGCCCTTTGTGCGGGAACGCCGCACATACCCGCAGCAGCTTTCAGGTATCAGCAACAACTAAAGAACGTTATAACCAGTGCCAGAACATTAATTGCAGCTGTACGTTTAAATCGCATGAGACAGTGTCTGAGATCATTATGAAACCGGGTAGCGTTAAACCGGTGCCGCCGCATCCGGGAAGAAATCAGCAGCAACCGCTGTGGTTATAATTCATGTGATGTTTTGAATAGCCCGTAGAATGCGGGCTATATAATGGTTGTCTAATCTCATTTTCAAATGAGCATAAAGTTTGGTGATTGTTTTATTTTTTGGAAAGCGCAGGGAAATTATTTTCATAAAATATTTATTCAATATTCATGATATTTGGTCGTCTACGCTCAATTTTTATTTGTCATCATACTACCAATCTATAAACTCAGTGATATTGTCTAGTCTTGTGACAGTAACTCTAGACCCTAACAAATTCTGCCAGTATGTCTCACGTGCATTTTGCTCGCCTGCACCGCTCCACTCAATCACTCTTAAAGGCTTAGAATCCAGGTAAGGCCGAATAAGCATATTTAGATGATCATCCAAACCAGAGTATCCGAATAATATGATTTCTTGCGACTCATGCAATGTAAATTGCAAATATTTCCAGTAAGTAGAAAGAACACTAGATGCTGCAATTACTGAAGGTTTTCTTCTAATGTGAGTCAAAACTATATGTTCACTGGCCTCATCTTCATTAAGTGTTAGTTCAGCACGTGAACATTTATATACATTATCGTTCCAGTTGTAGAAAAGAGGTGAGCCGTGCAAATGTAAATAATAGCCAAATCTATTGCCAAATCTACGTTCTAAGGCATCTGAAGAAAATCCACTTCTTAACATACCATCAACTAGATATCCACTGTATCCATCAAAAATACCGTTATCAATAAATGAGTTGTACAATAATTTATCGTAATTTAATGTCGCAATATGACTGCGTGTATTTTTTACAAATTGGACGAGTGAATCTTCAAATTGATGAGGTAAAAAATTTTCGTAATTATGTAATTCGGTTGCAACTTTATGGATATACTTAGCGGTAATATCAGGGAAATTTATTCCATCTTCAGTAAGCCAGTGAACATCCCCCTCTCCAATATGAGTTAGAGCTTTGCAATACGTAACAACTTGATGAAGCGTATCCATTTCATGTTCTCCTTCTGGAGGCCCCTGTCTCTGGAGACAACGCTCAATAAGTTGCTTTTGGGCATCAGTCAAAAAATCAGGCCGATTCCAAATTTCTGTCAATGCTCTATTTAATGAGAAGTGAGCAGGATCTAATGCCATACCAAGACCATTTCCAAATATTATTAATTTCCTTGCCATTATTAGTGCCTCTTGTGGGAATAATGCTGGGTAGCGCAATTCAAGACGATGCAATGCAGAGTTAATAATCATGCTTTATTTAAAATGTGATGTTTCTGGTATAGATATTCACTCTAGGTGGCTAGGTTGAAATAAATTCAAGTCAATATTTTTTTGTTTTACGTAGGAATAGGCATGGTAAATTTTCTAATGATTTTCTATCAACCAAACTAACGTTTATCAAGCAATAATTCAATATGCTGTATATAAATTTTCATTAAAAATCTACATAGGTGTGGTCATATACGGACTTATAAACTAATAGTGTGATTGTAAGCAACCGTATCTGTAAATGCACGATTGAACATCTTTAAGTGTTATAGGTTCTACCCGTCCGGTAGAGTAGATGTAAGAAATGCATGTGATTCATCATGTGTTCACCGCACTTGGGCTTTATCAAACTTACGATTGCTGCTTTTTTACTCTCAGTAGTAGAGAAAAAATGGCAGTTAAAAAAAGTGCTGCCATTTTGCTGCCAATGGTGAATGCGAGAAACAAAAAAGCCACCTCAAAAGGTGGCTTAACTGCATGATTTACATCACTAAATTTGGTGGCCCCTGCTGGGTTTGAACCAGCGACCAAGCGATTATGAGTCGCCTGCTCTAACCACTGAGCTAAGGGGCCAGCGGAGCGGGGATTATAGAGTATCTTGTT